AGACGGGGTCGTACTCGCAAGACTCAGGGAACGCGCGATCAAGCAGGATTCCGCTTCGCTTGTCTACTTCGAGTGGTCCCTTCCTACCGACCACCCTGAAAAGGTAGGCGACGAGCTGGCCGGCGATCCAGAGTCCTGGGCTCAGGTGAATCCGGCTCTCGGCATCCGGATCTCGGCAGATTACATCAAGAAGGAGCGTGAAACCCTCGGAGCCCGTGAGTTCGCTGTCGAGCGCCTAGGTGTCGGGGACTGGCCACGCACCGATGGTCTGCAAGGCGTGGTGATATCCCCCGAGACCTGGGCCAAGCACACCGACCCGCAATCGAAGATACAGGGGCCGGTCTGCTTCGCCCTAGATGTGACTCCCGATCGTTCACACGCTGCAATCTGCGTTGCGGGTCTGCGCTCAGACGGGCTCTCCCATGTCGAGGTGGTCGAGCATAAGCGAGGCACGGGTTGGCTGGTCGAGCGGGCCGCGGAGTTAGTAGACGCTCATGATTCGATCGGCGTGGTGCTCGATGCCGCCGGGCCTGTCGGGTCACTTCTTCCCGAGTTGCTCGCAGCAAGGATCGAGATCACCCCGGTAAACGCCAGGGAGCACGCACAGGCGTGCGGTTCATTCTATGACTTGGTAGAGGGGGGCACGCTGCGTCACCTTGGCCAGAGAGGTCTTGCAGAAGCCGTCAGGGGAGCCGTGGAACGGCCCCTGGGTGATGCGTGGGCCTGGAGCCGCAAGAACTCCGGTGTGGATATATCACCCCTCGTGGCGGCCACCCTCGCGCTATGGGGGGCACACACCCTCGACCGGCACGGTCAGCCGCAGGTGTGGGACCTACGTCAATTTGGAGAGGCTTGAATGCGACGGGATGATCAATGATGGGTCGCCAGAAGCGCAAGGTGCGGATGCACATACAGGACGGTCCGTCGGTCGAAGGCGTGCTGGCCGGCAAAACACGCAATGAGTACATCATCTGGGCGCCGAGGGTGATCACGGGGGAACCAAACCCCGAGATGGAGGTGTCAGGGCATGTTGAGATTCCTCGGGAGCGCGTGGTCTGGTACCAGGTTGTCGGATGAGTGTCGGATGAGCGTTGACACTGAGCGGGCGTGGGCAGCCGGCTTCTTTGACGGCGAGGGCTCGACGTGCTGTAAGGAAAATGGACGCGCAATTAGCATGTCTATCCAGCAGCTCGATCGAGCGGTCCTCGATCGCTTTGCTGCCGCTGTTGACGGACAGGCCAAGGTCTATGGTCCGTATGTACGGCGGGGGGGCTGTACCTATTACCAGCTTCAAGCAGACGGGCCGGCTCGGGTGAAGCACATATCTGAGACCCTGCCTTGGCTTGGGGTCGTCAAGCGTGGGCAGGCGATGCACGCCATAGCGGCGTTTGAGGGTAGCCGACGCGACGCGGTGATCACATGAGCGGCCATGTGCTCGCCACCCGAGGCGGCGACGTAGAGCTGAGGGGCGCGAATCCTTACCTCGAATGGGGTGTAACCGCTCCCCCGCCGCCGGGCTCCGTAGGAGGCTCGATAGGTGGCCTGCACGTCACGACCGAGTCGGCGACCCAGATCGCCGCGGTCTACGGCTGCTGCGGCCTGCTCGCCGACAGCGTGGCGTCGCTGCCGCTCCGGGCACTCGACGCACCCGCGCACATAGTCACCTCGAAAGAGATCAAGACGCCGCCGCTGCTCGAAAATCCATATGAGTTGATCAGTCTGACGGACTGGCTGGTGTGCTTCATCTGGTCGCTGGCGCTGAGAGGCAACTTCTTCGGGCAGGTCATCGAACGGGACGGTCTGGGCTATCCGACGCAGATCATGCCGGTTAGCGCGGACATAGTGCGACCCGACGTGAAGGCGAACGGGGAAGTTCACTGGCGCTACGCGGGAAAACTGATCCCCGACGAAGACGTGTTTCACGTTCGCTACCAGTCGATGCCGGGGTGGCTGCTGGGTATCAACCCGATCCAGGCGATGAAGTACCCGTTCGGCCTCGCCCACGTCCTCGATGTCCATGCGGAGAGCTACTTCGCCAACTCGGCCGACCCGCAGGGCGTCCTCGAAGCAAAGGGCAAACTCACCGAGGACTCCGGGAAGAAACTCGCCGCGCAATGGAAGTCCGCTCACCAAGGACCGAACCTCGGCAGCACCCCGGCGGTGCTGGATGAAGAAACCAAATTCAATCCGATCTCTATCAACCCCGAGGACCAGCAGCTACTTCAGTCGCGGCAGTATTCTGCGGAAGAGATCAGCGGACTGATCTTCAGGATACCGCCACACATGCTGGGCCTGACCGAACGGAGCACGAGCTTCGGCCGCGGGATAGAGCAGCAGGAGCGCGGATTCGTAGCGAACACGCTGTCGGGTTATCTCTGCCGACTGGAGCGCGCCCTCACCGCCTGCCTGCCGAAGGGCACCTACGTCAACTTCGACATCTCCCATCGCATCCGTGGGGCCGAACTTGAACGCGCGCAGACGGGCTCGCTCGGAATGCTGGGCGGGTTTTTCACGGCCGATGAGGTGCGCGGCAAGTACTTCGACATGCCGGCGCTGCCGAACGGCGAAGGGAAGTTCCTCAACATTCCGATCAACACGGAGCTGCTGCAGAAAGCGCTGGAGGAACTGAAAAAGCTGGAAGCGGAACCGGATGAACCGCCGCCGCCACAGATCATCGAAGCCGAACCGCCGAGCGGACAAGGTCTACCGCAGAGCCCCGCCAAGTAATCGCACCATCGGAGGTGCCTATGACTGAAACGTTGACCGTGGAGCGCGCCCTGGAGCGCGAGTGGCGGGCAAAGTACAAACAAGCCGACCGCGATGAAATGGCGAAAAGCGGGAAGGCGATGTCTGACGGGTCCTATCCCATAGCCGACGAAGACGATCTCAAAAAAGCGATCAAAGCCGTCGGCCGCGGTAGCGCCAGTCACGACTCCATCCGCAAGCACATCATCTCTCGCGCGAAGGCGCTGAAACTCTCCAGCCTGATTCCCGACAACTGGAACGCGGACGGTTCACTCAAGGAAGAAAAGTCGGTCTGGTCAACCCTTGAGGAGCGGGAAACCTACAACGACCTGCGCCAGGCCGTCGAATCGGCCATCGCCGACTCCCTGCCCAAGAAGAAGAGCGAAAACGTCTACGGGCCGTACGTAGTAGACATGACGGACGACTGGGCGGTCTACGAATACGAAGGCGACCTATGGCAGGTGAACTACACGGTCGACTCCGACGGAGAGGTGACTCTTGGCGAGCCAGAGCAGGTGCGTCGGATCACCAGCTACGAGGCGAACTCCCACCGCGCCGACGAAGAGGAAGAAGAGTGCCCCACCTGCAAAGGCACCGGGAAAATCAAGGGCGGTTCGACAAAATGTCCCGACTGCGACGGAACCGGGGAGCTAGGAGGGCCGAGCGAGAACGCAGCGCGGGATGATCTGGAGCGCCGGGCACGCCACGCCCGCGAGCGCGAAGGCATGGTCGAGTTCCGCTCTATCCCCTCCTTCGAGCTTAGGGACACTGCCGACGGCCACGTGCGGTTCTCCGGCTACGCCTCAACGACCGAATCCCCCTATGAGATAGCCGATTTCACCGAGACGGTCGCCAAAGGCGCGTTCAAGCGCACTCTCGGCGAAGAGCCTGACGTCCGGCTGAATATCAATCACGGCGTCGGCGGACAGCTCCCCCTGGCGAGAACCAAGTCGGGAACGCTGACCCTCAGCGAAGACGCGAGGGGCCTCAAGGTCGATGCGGATCTCGATCCCAATGATCCCGACGTACGATCCCTGCTTCCGAAGATGCGTCGGGGGGACGTCGACGAAATGTCCTTCGCCTTCAGGGCCACGGCTCAGGAGTGGAATGAGGACTACACCGAGCGACTGATCCGGGAGTGCGCACTTCACCGTGGTGACGTCTCGATCGTGACGACCGGCGCCAACCCGGACACCTCGGCGATCATCCGCTCGGCCGACGGGCAGATCGAGCTTCGGATCGGTAAAGCGATCAGCGGTGACCGGGAAGCGGTTATCAAAGAGGTCCTCGATCACATGACGGTGGCCGACGAGCACATTAGCCAAAGCATGGACAAGCTGTCAGGCGTCGTCGGAACCGTCGACACGGACATCGATGCCGAACCGGCTGAGGATCTCGGTCGGTTGAAGATCACGGTCATTCCGCGCTCCTACGTAGAGACCGCAAAGGCGAGACGGGCGAGGCTGATGGGAGGTGGGAAGTGAGCGATGCGCTAGAGCTTGCGACACCCGAGCCCACCCAGGAGCAGCGTGCCATCATCGAGCGCGCCGAAGCCAACGGTCATCGCGCCGTCGGCGAGCCGCTGATCTACGAGTACCGGAATCGCCGGAGCTACTGCCGTGACCTCGCCCTTCGTGAGAGTCGCAATACGGCGGCGGGGGAGCGGCTCAGGAAGCACATGCGCCAGATGCAGGCCGTCCCGAAGCGGGAGATGCGCAGCCTGGAGGGGGTCGAGTTCCGCGTCAACCCAAACCTGACGGCAGGGACGGGTGGTGAGTTCGCTCCTCCCCTCTGGCTGAACGAGCTGTTCGCTATGGCCAGGCGTCCGGGTGAGGTCATTCAAAGACTCGCGCCGACGTTCGATCTTCCCCCAGGCGTATCGTCGGTGAACCTGCCAAGGATGACGCAGGGAACCGTCGCGAGTCAGAACGTGGCCGGTACTCCGGTTGACGATCAGGACGTCGAAACGGAAGCCGTCAAATCCCCCGCTGCGACGTTCGTGGGAATGTCCGACTGGGCACTACAGGCCCTTGAGCAGTCCCCTGCCGGCGCGCATCTGGATTGGGTGGTCTTCAAGGATCTCTTCGATTCGCTCGACGCGGAAGTCGAGTACGAACTGATAGCGGGGTCGGGCGAAAACGAACGATTCTACGGATTGATCAACGTCGCGGGGAACAACAAAATCACCTACACGTCCGCCAATCCGACGGGTCCGGGGATGATCCCGTACCTCGGCCAGGCAGCGGCGCAGGTCGGTGTGAAACGTCGTCTGCCGCCGGAAGCGTGGCTAGCTACGACGTCCCGCTTCTTCTGGCTCGCATTCTCCGAGGATAGTGCCAACAGACCGCTATCGATTGAAGACTACCCGCACTCGAACTTCCCGAACGCCGGGCTCGGAAGTGTGGGGGTCTATTTCGACGACGCGATCACCACCACCCTCGGGGTGAGCAAGGAACAGGATGTCGTGATCGCCTGCCGACCGTCCGACTTCGTACTCCTGGTCTCGGAACCGAAACCGTCCGTGAAGCTCGACGTGCTGTCGGGCTCTCTGTCGGCGCGGTTCGAGCTGCATCGCTACGTCGCAGCGATTCTCGGACGCTATCCCTCTGGCATCTCGGTCGTAGAAGGCACGGGCATGAAGACACAGGAAGGCTTCCACTGATGCCAATTATAGGAAATAAGACCAACGAAGCGCTCGCCTCGACCAAGGTCAAAGTCAAAACGACAACCACCGCTGTTGTCGCGGCAAACCTCAACCGCAACGGCCTGGAAATCGTCAACGAGAGCGCGAACTCGATCTATCTCCAACTCGGCAAGGCCGCAGTGGCCGAAGAAGGCCTCTTCCTCGCCGCGTCCGGAGGATCATGGAACGGCATGGTCGGACCGATGGTCTGGACGGGCTCCGTCTTCGGTCTCGCCGCGACGGCTGAATCCAATGTCACGGTGGCGGAAGTCTGATGGCTGTCCGTAACCCCATTCCCCTGAGCGCCGAAAGCGTCCCCGCGGCGGCAGCTAAGGTCCCGGCTCAGCCTGCGACGCCCGGGGGCGAATACGAAGTGGCCGTAGCCAACACAGGTGTCGCCCGCAAGAGCATCACGGTCGTCACCGGCAAAAACGGTGAAACGAAATACAAATTCAAACACCTACTCAACACTACCGCCGTCATCGTGCAGGCGTACAAGGTGACGACGAAAGTGATCACCGAACCCTACCTGCAGGCCGCTGGCGCGGGCAACTACACCTACAAAGTCTTGAGTGCTACGGAAGTCGAAGTGATCTTCGGCACGGAACTCAAAGCCACAGAAGAAGCAGCGATAGTCGTTATCGGCTGAGGGGGAGATCATGCTTGCGATCCACGGAGTGAACGTCGCTGCGCTTCCCGAGGGACTCGGCGAAGGCAACTTCCGCGTCGAGCTGGTAACAGCCCCCGACGAGGGAGCACTGGAACACAAGATCGAGACGACCGCCGCATTGCGCCGAGCCGTGCTGGTGCTCACGAGCGCCCCGAAAAGGCGAACGGTGCCTGAGGAGTTCTACAAGCCCTATCCACCGGAGCTAGTAGA